GTTCCACCTAAGCCCTGGACCAGTTTTACTACTGGTGTCTACAATGATGAGGTCTTAGCAGCTCTGACACCTTTAGTTAGACGTGCCACCGGAGACCAAAGGAGAGCCATAGAGCGTGAGTTTGAAAAAGGTGAACCTCAGTTTGTCACGGCACTTAATGCCCTCCAGGCAACGCCTTTAGCCATCAACAAGGACATTGTGGATGTCATTAAGTACGTCAGGGATGAAAAGCTTGAATATCATAAATTCCCATCATTAGATCCACCTAAATACCCTGAGATTAGCAAGGATGTTAAAGACGTAACTGAAGACATGCTTAGTCAGCTGCGTAAGGACCGTAAGGCATGGTTCATTACTAAGCGTGAATGTCTAAGTAACTTCTCGGTGCTCCAAGAGGATCTAAAGACGGCAGACTATCTGAGTGACTTTGATCAATTCTGGATAGGATGGTCTTTTGACTACCGAGGGCGCATGTACAGTGTCAGTCACTGGAATTACCACCGTGCAGACCATATCAAGGCTTGCTTCCTGAGCGGCAACCCTAAGCCGCTTGACGACGACAGTCGTGGTTGGCTGATGATCCACCTGGCAAACGTCGGTGACTTCGACAAGATCAGCAAGAAGTCTCTCAATGATAGGATCGATTGGGTCTTAGAAAACGAGACGATGATCTTAGACATTGCCAGTGATTGGAAAGGCTCCTTTGATACCTGGAGTACCGCAGACGCCCCTATGCAATTCCTAGCGGCATGCTTTGAGTATAAGAAGATGAAGGAACAGGGTGACGACTACATGTGTTCGTTGTTTTGTTCTCTTGATGGCACAAACAGTGGGACACAACACCTGGCACTAGCCTCACGGGACAAGGACGACGCCCAGAAGGTCAACTTGGTACCAGGGGATGAATGTGCAGATGTCTATCAATTGATAGCTGACGCCGTCGTTAAGCGCCTAGAATTGGATTACACCCCAGAAGCTAAACGATGGCTTGATTATGGTGTGAACCGATCGACGGTAAAAAGGAATGCCATGTGCTATGGCTATAGCAGTTTGCCTAGGGGCATGGCTGATCAGATTATTGAAGATTTGATGGATCCCCTGCAAAAACAGGTCAACTACAACAAACTAGAGAAACACCCATTTGGTGACTACAAACAACAAAGCTACCACGCTCGGTACCTGGCACAGATTAACTATGAGTGCATATCAGAGACCTTGTCATCAGTGAGCAAGGGCATGAGCTTCCTACAGTCCTACGCCCACGCTTTGGCGCGCGAAGGTAAGTCTGTACGCTGGACTAGCCCCTCAGGCTTCCCAGCTGTCCAGAAATACACGAAAGACAAACCTGATCGTGTGAGGATCTTCTTGTATGACCGTGCAGCTAAGGAGCGCAGGGAGACTAGAATAAACATCCAGGTTGATACCAACACAGCTGACAGCCGAAAGGCCAAAGCGGGTATTGCAGCCAACTTTGTCCACTCTCTGGATTCTGCACATATGACCTTGTCAATCCTACGAGGGGTGGAGAATGGTATTACTGATTACTTCATGATCCATGACAGCTTTGGCACCCTACCGTCTGACACATGGAAGTTCTGGCATTGCATCAGGATGACGTTGGTCGAGATGTATGACGACAACTGCGTCTTCAGCAACTACGAACAAGAGTGCAGAGACCGTCTTAATGCAGCTAACATGCCGTTGATGCCTGTGCCCCCAAAGGGCGACCTAAAGGTGTCTGACGTTGTACACAGCGAGTACTGCTTCAGCTAATCTTGCGTACTTATTTGCGTACAAAATGACGACCAAAGAGGCTCCCTTCGGGGGGCCTTTTTACGTTTGGGGACTAAGCGACCTCTTTAGATACTAGATCGTATCAAATCGTTGGAAACTCATTGAAGGAGAAAGATATGAGTAAAGTTAAATACACGACAATGGCTGGAACTGCGAACTACCCGTGGCTCCAACCAGGGCGCCCTGACACTGCTTTTGATGTCGAGGGTAAATATAAGACTGAGCTAAGGATGTCGGCTACAGATGCCAAAGATCTTGTCTCGGTTATCACTGGCCTACGGGATGAATTTCCCAAGGCTAAACATGAAAGAGTGAGGATCCCGTTTAGAACAGACGAGGAGACCGGTGACATCATTTTCAAGGTGTCGTCAAAGTTTCAGCCTAAGTACTACGATGCAAAAGGTAACCCCGTGCCAATCAATGCGGTGCCCCTAATGTATTCCGGTTCTACACTGAAGGCTGGCGGCATGTGTGAGAGTTACACAAACGGTGCAAACGACGGTGTGGCACTTAGGTTAGGGGCAATCCAAATCATTGATCCGGTTTCAAACGGAGATAGTGGTGGCAGCTTTGAACCTACAGAGGGCTATACCGCTGATATGGCTGACAACTCTTCTTCTGATGACGATTATGAGTTTTAATCGGAGATCAAGTGCTTACGCAAAAGGCTATCGATCAGGCTTAGAAGAAAAGATCGCCGAGCAAATTGAGAAAGCTGGGCTCCCCGTAGTTTATGAGAAAGATATTATTCTTTATAAAATACCGGAGCGAACCCACAAATACACGCCAGATTGGCGTCTCCCAAAGCCAGGCGGTTTCTTCTATGTTGAAAGTAAAGGACTCTTCAGCGTTTTTGATAGAGCCAAAAGCATATATTGTGTCAAACAAAACAAGGGCTTAGACCTCAGGTTTGTTTTCAGTAATGCCAATTCTCGCTTATATAAAGGATCTCCTACTACCTACTCAGGGTGGTGTGAGAAACACGGATTTCGGTGGGCACATAAGTGGATACCGGAAGAATGGCTTTTAGAAGCCAAACAAGGAGAGCAAGGGGGGACTTAGGTCTCCCCTTTTTTATTTCATGTGGGAGAAGCAAAATGACTAAAGGTCGTAAGCGAAGGATTCCAATGCGCGTTCAACACAACATTGGTCCATTTACAAAACCTCTTGAGCCATACGTCACCACTGGGCCAGCAGTGCGTAATAAGAACAAATCCGAACGGGTTCGTAAACCGAAAGCTCTGCGGGGGATGAGATAATGACCCCAGTTGAGCAAACGGACAGTGAGTTTGTGGTCCACACAGAATGCGAAAAGTGTGGGTCACGCGACAACGCAGCTGTATATACAGATGGACATACATATTGCTTTGGATGTGGTGATTGGCAGGGCGATGGAGACGGCCCTCAGAGGGTCGAAAGCGTACACAACCACAAACCACTCATCCGTGGGTCATTCCGTGCTCTGAGAAGCCGTAGGCTCAGTGAGGAGACGTGTAAGAAGTTTGGCTATACTGTAGCCAAGCACAGCGGCCAGCCAGTGCAGCTGGCGATGTACCGAGATACCAAAGGGAACCCCTGCGCTCAGAAGGTACGGACTGCCGACAAGAAGTTCAGCATTGTGGGCGACGCAAAGGCTATGACCCTGTTCGGTAGCCATTTGTGGAGCAATGGGCAGAAGCTGATTGTGACCGAGGGTGAGATTGATGCAATGTCAATTAGCCAGATCCAGAACCATAAGTGGCCAGTAGTAAGCTTGCCTAATGGTTCAACTTCAGCCCGTAAAGCCTTGTTAAAAAACTATGATTATATAACTGGGTTTAAAGAAGTCATCCTTTTTTACGACAATGACACACCTGGCAGAGATGCTGCCAATGCTTGTGCAGAAGCACTGCCAATTGGTTTGTGTAAGATTGCCACCATAGGCGGTTTCAAAGATGCCAACGAGGCATTAGTGGCCGGTGATGCTCAAGCAGTGGTTAATGCTATCTTCCAGGCACGACCTTATCAGCCCGACGGCATAGTCAGCGCGGTCGATCTCAGGGATGTCATAGGCGTTGAGGACACAGTATCTGCAATCACCTATCCCTACCCCCAGTTAAACGAGTTAACCAAGGGGATCAGGCTTGGAACCTTAACTACAATAGCTGCCGGTAGTGGTACGGGAAAGAGTACGTTTGTCCGTGAGATCATGTACCACATCCAGCAATCGGGTTTCCCCGTAGGCATGATGATGCTGGAAGAAACCACCAAACGGTCAATGCAAGCTATGGTGGGCATGCACATGAATAAGAACATTGTCGTGGACCCTGATGTTGCCACCAGAGACGACATTGAAACATCGTTTGACGACCTTATTAAGCACCAACCGATCTACCTATTTGATCACTTTGGATCCACTGACTTAGACAGAATAATCAATAGGATACGTTACATGTCTAAAGCACTGGGGTGCCAGGTAATCTGTCTTGATCATATCAGTATATTGGTCAGCGGCATGACGGGAGAAGTAGCGGATGAAAGACGCTTAGTAGATTCTCTGGTAACTCAGTTAAGAACCGAGGTCCAAGCGCTGGGCATTGCCCTGTTACTAGTCTCGCACCTCAAGCGCCCCTCAAGTGACCTTGGACATGAATCTGGTGCCAGAGTGAGTTTAAGCCAACTCAGATCCTCACATGCAATAGCCCAGCTCAGTGACTTTGTGCTCGGGCTAGAGGTGGACAGAGAAGATCCCACTAGCGGCCTAAGAAACTTGGTTTGCTTAAAGAACCGCCACACAGGCGAAGTCGGTCACGCTGGGACATTGTCCTATGACCGCACAACAGGACGGCTCACAGACGCCGGTGCAAACTTCGGTTTCTAAAAGTCTGCAATCTCAAGGAGAGCTACAATGGTAAATGGACACAGTCTTAATGTGTTTGAGAACACGCACCCAATCATCTTAAGAGATCGTTGGTTTGCCGACATCGAAACTGATGGTCTTTTAGATCAACTCACGAAGGTGCACTGCATAGTGCTTCGCAACATGGACACCGATGAGGTCCAAACCTATGGCCCAGATGAAATCAAAGCTGGCCTATTTACACTCATGCATGCTGAAGAAGTATGCGGCCACAATTGGATTGCTTTTGATGGCCCAGCGCTCGAGAAAGTGTACCCAACCTTCACGGTGCAAGGTAAGGTCACTGACACCCTGGTGTTATCACGCTTGATGAAGACCACGCTGTTTGAAGATGACATTAAACAACAGAAGCTAAACCCTGAGAACACTGAGTTCCCCAAACGTCTCATGGGATCCCACGGCCTAAAAGCATGGGGCCTACGACTGTCTGACAACAAAGGCGACTATGACGGCGGGTGGGAGCACTTCAGCGA